GCAAGAACTAATGAATGAAGATCCTAAGTTTGATGTAACGAAACATCAATCAAACAGGCGTTATATGTGTTGGTTTTTAATTACTTTGATGGGGCTGACAACTATTATGACTTTGTTTCAACCTGAGAGAATGGCTGAAGCAGAGTCTATTATTATGACACAGTATCTTGCTATGAGTGGGTGTGTTGGTGGATACTTTGCTTTATCAAACAGGAAGTAACGATGGCAGCTAAAAAGAAAACTAAGAGTAAAGTAAATGAGGCAGGTAATTATACCAAGCCTACTATGCGTAAACGATTGTTTAATAAGATTAAGGCAGGATCTAAGGGCGGTAAAGCAGGGCAATGGTCTGCTCGTAAAGCTCAGATGTTAGCACAGCAATATAAAAAAGCAGGAGGTGGATATCGTGGCTAAAGGTGTACCGCATTATTTTAAAGACGGCACTCTTCATAAAGGAGGGATGCACAAGATGCCTAATGGAAAGCTTCATTCAGGTAAGACACATACAAAAAGCAGTAAAAGGCTTTTTCATTTAGACGAATTATCTAAGACAACTCAGGCTAAAGTTAAAGGAAAGAAGAGTGGCACTCAAAAAAAGTCAAAAAAGTCTTAAGAAGTGGACTAAACAAAAGTGGCGTACTAAATCTGGTAAACCTTCTACTCAAGGTAAGAAGGCTACTGGTGAGCGTTATCTTCCTGAGAAGGCTATCAAGTCTCTGAGTAAAAAAGAGTATGCCGCAACGAGCAGAAAGAAAAAGAAAGATACTAAAAAAGGTAAACAGGTTTCTAAACAACCTAAGAAGATTGCAAAAAAAACAAGGCGGTATAGGAAATGAGTCTATCTGATTCAGAAAAGAGTAGATTAAAACGTGTGGGATTGACGGGTTTAAATAAACCTAAGAGAACCCCTGGGCATAAAACTAAAAAAGCAGTTGTTGCTGTTCGTAAACCTGATGGTAAGATAAAGGTTATTAGGTTTGGAGCGCAGGGTATGGGGCATAACTACAGTCCCGAAGCCCGGAAGTCTTTTAAAGCACGGCACGGTAAGAACATTAAGAAGGGTAAGACAAGTGCAGCATACTGGGCAAACAAAGTATTTTGGGCAGGGAAAAGTGGCAGTAAGAAATCCCCACCTAAATCACAGAAGCATAGGTTTGGTTGATGTTTATAGATAGTTATCCTCAGTATATACAGAGAGTTACTAATGCTAAATTAGACTTAACCGGGACAGGTGTAACGGTTCTTTACACAGCCCCATCTACTGTAGATTTTGTAATCGTAAACTCTATTCTTGTATCAGAGGATACAGGTAATGCAGATACCATTACTCTAACACTGACAAATGGATCAGATGTATTTAGTTTATTTAAAGTCGCAGCCGTTGGTGCAAATGGGACTGTTGAGTTATTAACAAAAGATCTTGTTCTTCAACCAGCAGAGATATTAAAAGCAACTGCTGCCACAGGAAACAGGCTTCATGTTGTCGCTGGTATCCAAGAGTTTGTTCGTTCTGTTTCTGGTATGGTTCCACAGTAGGATGAAATCAATGCAACCATTTATATATAATTGTACACTTGTCAGAATAATAGACGGGGATACTTTAGTCGCTGATTTAGATCTTGGTTTTGGTGTGTGGCTTAGAGACCAAAGGGTAAGGCTACATAATATAAATACACCAGAGTCTCGAACTCGTAATACAGAAGAAAAGAAACTAGGTCTTCTGGCTAAAGCACGGTTATCTGCTTTGGTCAGGACAGAGTTTCTTATGAAGACAGAGAAGGATGAGAGAGGTAAGTTTGGTCGGATCCTCGGCACCCCTCTTACACAAGACGGTGTCAGTGTTTGTCAGAAACTAGTCGAAGAAGGTCATGCCAGATGGTATGATGGTGGTAAAAGGGAGCCTTGGGTATGATATTTAGTGGAATAATTAATGCTGTTGGTGGTGTCGCTACAGCATGGATGAATAATAAAGTTGAGGAAACTAAAGCTAAAGGTGAGCTTAAGGTTGCTGTTGAGAAACGTAAAACTAAGATGGCAACAGGTGAGATTGACTGGGATCAGACAATGGCTGAAGCCTCGAAAGATTCTTGGAAAGATGAATGGATCCTCGCTCTTTGGTCTATACCCTTAATACTTAGCTTTACAGGTCCTACTGGTGTACAGATTGTAATGGATGGGTTTGCGGCATTAGATAAAGCACCAACCTGGTACACTGCAAGCTTGGGAGTTATAGTGGCAGCAAGCTATGGTGTAAGAAGTGCCGCTAAGTTTTTTAGAAAATAGGAGTTAAATGTGGCTAGAAAAAAGAAAGAGAAGATTATTGAGGGTGTTGTCTTAGAAGATAAAAGCATCCTTCAAGAATATGTTTTAGACAAGACTGACTTTGATGAGTCAGCTATGGAAGCTATAGATAATGTTGAGAAGTTTCTGCGTGAAAAGCAAGGGAACCTAACCTTTGTTTGGGAAAAGTTTAGGTATGCTTCCATTGCATTGCTTGGCATAGGTGGGGTTGTTGGTTTAATTATAGGTTATCTTCTGTAAGTAGACGCTGACAAACAAACAACACCTAATGGTTTGTCTGTCTGTCAGCCTATATAAACTTAATATATGCGATTAATATTTTTAGTATCAGCACTATATTTATCTTCAAGTTGTAGAACTATTGATGTAGGTCCTGAAAAACACTTACCCAAGCTTGACATAGACGCAAGAAAACCCTCTATATGTGCTATCATTTCTTCTACTGTTTTAAACTCTATAGTTTCTGTAATTTTACAATCTTTTACACGCTCATCATAAGTGTATTTTTCCCAATTTTTTTGTTTTTCAAGAGGGTAGTATTGCATAAATACAATTTGTGCTAATGGTTTAGAAAGAGGGAGTCCTTTTACTATATCGGTATATCTTTCAGGTCCAAGAAATACTACAAAATCTACCATATTCTTATAAGCATCAATATATTTTGGAGCATTTTCACCATAATAGTATCTAGGATATTCGTAACCTTTCCAACAGGTCCAATTAGTAAACTCCATACATATATGCTTGCAATAATCCAAAGTTAAATGTTTAGGTACGTCAAAAGCCATATAATTTTTTCTATATTCTTCCCTAGCTTTATTATATGCTTTTTTGCTAATAAATCTTTCTTCAAAAGCTATTTCTTTTAAAAGTTTGAGTCTGTCTTTTGTAATTGGCATTTTAAATTCCCTTATTTATTAAACCTCTTATCAACTGACTGAACAATACGGTCAGCTACATACTCAGAGTATTTCTGTCCATCGGGAAGATCATCCCCCTTTATTAAGGGGGATTTCTTTATTTGATATAGAAGATGACGAACCGCAGAGTCGTATGTTTTTCCTATAATTATATCGTTAACAGCTTGTCTCAAAAGATAACCCATACTATTTCCTTGGGAATCTCCTATCTTTCTTAGTTTCTCAAGGGCTGTTAATTCAACTTGAAAAGTTAAAGGGCGCATTTCATTTTTGTGTTTGCCAACTCTGTTTGTACCAGCCATTATAGCCTCCTAAAATGGAATCTCGTCATCGTTTAATGATGATTCCTGTTGTGCGTTATTCCCTCTTTGATATTTCTCTTTAGGAATATGTTTTTGAATACTCAAACTATAAAAGTCTTCGCCATCTTTCTTTTGTTTTGTCCAGGCAGAAACTCTGATCTCAGTCTTTTCTTTGTCTTTAAACTTCTGACTTAGATCTTGTAAGATATCATGACCTAATTCTATCGTTCCTTGAAAATCAGGTTGAGTTGGTTTTTCTTTTCTGCTGTTCTTCCATAGTACACCAGAGTTAGTGTTGTCGTATGTTGGCATATGTAATTCTCCTATGCTTCTTGTTGTGGGTTATCTTTATCTTCAGATATTTCACTCTGAAGTTCTTTCCTTTTGGCTGCAATCCTTGCTTTCATGTCGTTATAAGCATCAATATCGAGACCTTTTATTCTTTCTCCACTTCGCTTATTTGTTTTGAGATAGGCATTGAAGTCTTCAAGGTTATCAAAGTCCATCTTCTCATCATCAAACTTACTTAGATGACGTTCTAATAGAGCTTTGTTTTCTTTTTGAGTAGCGACATTATCTTCTACTAAATTTGCATCATCATCTTTCTGATGCCCAATGCCACACGCTAAACTTAACGAGTACCTCTTAGCGTAAGTCATTCCTGACCCTATACTCTGAGGCTTTTCATCGGTAGGAATCCTTACCCTACCAGTCTTTAGTACACCACCATGACCATAAAAAATAGTTTCAACACAAACACCGTCTTCGATATCATATGAATGTTGCTGATAGTAAATACCGTTACTGTTTAACGGTTTCTTTACAGTTGATATAACTTGTTCAAGTGTTGCGTATGGGCTTTTAAAGTAAGGATTGTCTCCATCCCTTGATGCGTGTTCCATTTCAGATTGAGCTTTAATTAAAGCATCAATCAGTTCTTGAGTTACAATTGATCCATTTGAATCAAGTTGATTGTCCATTAGTATTCTCCTTAATTAAATCAGTTAATTCTAAAATTAACTTTTGTTGTTCAATAAAATATTTTTTTACTATCTGTATCTCTCCTTTCAACACTTGATTATAGTCTTCTAATAGCTCGATTCTTTTTTCTAATGTCATTGTTATCTTCTACTCCTGAACCATTGTTCACAAAAATCACTGACATTACAGTAGTTCTGACAGCGTGTATCTTCGGGAATCCTATCCTCTACATAACCCCCTTTTATCTTAGAGCAGTGTAGCTCTGCTTCGTAACGATCTGAGAATAACTTCTCAGCTCTCTTCTTACCTGCCTTCATAACTGCATAGGTATGACCTTGCATCCAACGCTCTTCATCAGTGCAGGGAGGTAACATTTTAGTTTCTTCATAAAGATCTTGAGCTTCTTTATGGAGAAAGATTCTTTCTTCTATATATTCTTTCTGCTCTACGTCAGACCATAGTCGTATAGGCATATCTACAACCCAGGACTGAGGATATTCTTTATCCCTCATAGCAGCCCTCTGTTTCCAGTCTCTAAGAATGGCAGTGACAATAAGCTTGTTAATCTTTTCTATAGGCTCGTCATTAAAGACCAGTGGATCTCCTGTATCAAGACGCACTCCATGCTTGATCATGTAGGCATAAACATTTAATTGTCTTTCCCACTCTATCTTTCCAGATCTTACAGAATATTCTCCAGTGTATTTATAATCGCTGAGAATTACCTTTTTATCCTTCAATGAAATCAAATCAGGCTGACCAGATATCTTCCAACCGTGCATCTCTAATACAAGACGAGCCTCTACAATAGAAGGATAAGGCAACGGCACGGAAGATAACTTCTCGTGAATTATGGTGCCGAGCATAGAGGGAATCTGGCTGTTTAAATCAGAAGATAGTTTATCTTCGTTATGCTCTTTTAACATCTTAATCTTTGGGCTATCTATCAGTTGTGTTGCACTAATATCAACATCACCCCTCTCATATGAGATAGAATTATAGACTTCCTCAAAGATAGGATTTATATTATGCCTATTACTTATTTTCATAACTCTCTCCTTATGAGTGGTTATTAACATCTATGGTTGGGTATTGTCAATGGATAAAGGTTATGTTAGTTTTACTATATATGGTGAGCCAGCTTCAAAAGCCAACTCAAGGAAGCTTGTTAAGTTTGGTAATCGTCCGGGGTTTATTAAGTCTGATAAAGCAAGGGCTTATTTAAAAGATTTTAAATTACAAGTGCCGACACTTGATGATTTAATGGAGGGGGAATTAAAAGTGACAATAACTATTTGGTATGCTTCAAGAAGA